ACATCAAACTTATGACCTGAATACGCTACTGCACTACCGTTTTTTTCTTCCCATATAGTAATAGGAGTATCACTAGAGTTATTATGCTCTAGCTGAAGTGTAACGTCGAAATGATATACGCCAGAATAAACAACATTTAGGCGACTGCTATTAGATAGAGTTACATTACTACTGTAATTTGTATTATTAAATGTTACCGCATACCCGGTATTTACCAACGCCGCCGTCTGATCCACGGTGCTGTAGAACGAAGCACGAGGCATGTAAAGATATTTACCGCCGTCATCCGTGCTCAGCAGTGTATTTACTATGGAGGCCAACCGATTAAAGAACAGCCGCAGCACATTGTTGGATTGGTCGGCTGCAGGGCGGTCGTATTCTTCAGTGGGTAAAGGTAGTGCGGGCGGCTCTACGTTATCTATTTCGTTTGCCATTACCGCCTGCCATCAGGACGCATATCTAACCGTGGAGAACCCAACTGCCACTGCACGCCTAACTCGTCAGATGAAATCTTGATCGCCATCTGCCTACCCCGAACACGGGTATTTATCTGCTCGGTAAAAGCCTCAACAGGCACTACTGCGGTTCTCGTTATAGTCCCACTGCTAGTACCCCCTGCAGAAGCCGGGCTTGTATACCCAGACCCAGAGTTCTTAAGAGGGTAGAAAGTCATGATAGCCGCAGGGGAAGATGCCGTTGACCCATCAAAGGTCATATCGGGCAGCACGCGCCATATAAAGCTAAACCTGTGCCCGTCATCCAGATCAAACTCCGCCGAAGTTATAAAGGCATCTATAGCTGTAGTCGTAGCAGTTTCGTTGTCGTCCACACCCTCTTCATGGTTTACGAGGTTATTGCTGTATGTAGCTGCAAGGGGGTGTTCTCTCGTTCCAGAATCAAGCCACGCTGACCGAGATAGATTACCGTAGTACCAAACTTTATCGAGGTAATTGTAAACAACATACCTATCTACCACTGAGGAATCGGCGGAACAGTAGAACCACCAGATTTCATGGAACTCTTCGTTGGTCCCGGCAAACACCTGATCTAGCTGTGCTTCATTAAAATCGTTGAATACATACCGACGTAAATCGCAGGGTAGTGGTTGTGTACGACCATCGTACATATAGAATTTATCGCGGCCCATCCAAAAGGATATCCCTGAAGCGTAGGCTACGGCATTTTGCGAGGCAACAGATATGTTATCACCCACGATCTGAGCGCCCCACACAGTCTGACCAGCTAGATACTGTAGAGAATAAACGGAGGAGTCAGTCCAGACGAGCACTTCCTGACGGGACTGCTGGGCCGTGACAATCTCAGTACCACGCGACAACCGTAGAGAGCCTGCTTGATTAGTGGCACTAGGGGTCCAGTTAGCGGCATCCTCTTGGTCAGACCACCGAATAAGCATTGGGTCTTGTGTAGATGTACCTATAGTGTTAGCGCCGAAACAAAAAACAAACCGGCTAATATCTGACACAAGAATAAAGTTCTGTACTGTTGGGGTATCAGAAGCACCACCTAGCGTAGATATGTTTACAGAACGGGAAGAAGTACCAGAAGACACATCCCAGTAATATACGGCCCCACCGCGAGGGCCAAAGATAAGGTCTTCGCCAAAATTAGACTGGCTCCAAAGGCGCATCGGAGAGTCAGTTGTCCCACCAGTACCCCAAACACCGCTACTCCAAGCGCCGCCACCCCAACCCGTAAGAGGTACAGAAATATCGTCACCAACACTAATCTGGTAGGCAGCAGTAACACTACCCCCACCATTGCCTGTATCAGATGCGTTAGCTGTGGCGGTGGCGATGATGGTGTAGGTATTAGAACTAGGAACTGTTTGGATTTCGTACTCTTGATTAAGTACGTCAGCGGTTATATCCCCACCCAAAGATGCAGCGCCACTAAAGGTGACAAAATCACCTACCAAAGCGCCGTGAGATGCGTCAGTAACTGTGATTGTAGCGGACCCGTTAGTAGCAGCAAAAGTGGCCGCGTTGGTAGTTGTAGTGCGGATAGGCGTTATATCGTAGTAAACCCCGCCAAGTTCTATGTAGAACTTAAGGTTTGTGCCGACACCTACAAAGTTTTGGCTACCAAGTGTAACCCAAGACCATAGAGATCGACACACACCCTGAAACGTGTTGTTAGATATACGTTGCCAACCACCAATCTTCTCAGGATACCCCTGCCGAAAGCGCACCTTATCACACTCATACCAACCGGTTTCGTTGGAATAACGAGTACGTTCCCTGTTAACGCCGGGTTTCAAAGCTAACTTCTTAAGGGGCATTTAAGCTACTCCAATGTAGCCCCAGACAGCGGGACGGTAGTTACTGTAATAGCTACACTACGCTTCAATTCTAACGAGTTATTACAATCTGAGCAAGTGTCAGCTTCAAGCTCAGCTTCATCTAAATCGAAGCCACAACCCGCGCAAACTATTTCTATTTCATGTGCTGGCTCTACCGCACCTTCTGCGTTTACCGCAGCATCGTATTTAACTTTCATTTTATACCCTCTAATCGCCTAGCGTGGCGTTCTGTTCTATTTGTAGTCTGCCGGTATAAGTTACTATCACGCAACTGCGCTGCTGCCTCAGACCAATCTTTAACCCCAACAGCGGCATGGTGTAACTTGAACTTCTGGTAGCGAGGCAGGCCTAGCTGGAAGCACAGAGATGCAATGACGATGCGAGCCTCAGTCGGCAGGTCGTCAAAATCTGGATGTATCCAGCGAGCATCGTTCAGTGCGGTATTAACATCTTGATTGTACAACTGCGTGGCACGCGCCTCGCTGATCTCCGTGCCGACAGGCCAACCGTATTCGCGATCTGTCTCAATAATCAGATGCCCGATGCCGCACGTCGGATTTCCGAGATGGTCTTCATAAATTTCATGCACGATGCCTTCATCCTGTTCCAGCACTAGGCGTAGGCTTTCCTCAAAGGTCATCGACCCTGCCCTCGGTACTTTTTCCACGACCGGCGCTTATGCTTGTTTGACGGCTTGCTGTTCGAGCCGTTACCGATGCTGGTGCGATGCGTTATTTTGAGCGGCTTCCATTCAGAAACGCCGACGCCTTTTGATTTCATAGCCATTATTTGCTGACCTGCTTAATCTTCTCCACGGTCCTTAATCCTCCGAGACCCAAGAGTCCCATCAACACCGGCATCATCTCGCTCATATCCAATGTCGGCAGTTCTACCAGATGCCCTGTTTGTGCCAAGACAAACGACGCCAGCGGGAACACGATAAAGTTCAGTGCCATCGCAGCGCCACATGACCAGCCAATAAACGGACGCCAGCCCGACACAAACACAGAACGGTGCGCCGCTTCGGTCTTGTTTATGTCTAGCTGGGCGAGGTCAATCTTTGCGAGGTGGGTGGTAAGCTGCGCCTCGATCTCACGCTCCGCCGCTGCACGTTTTTCTTTGTCTTCGGGTAAGAACCTCCCGGCAACTTCCATGACGGACGGTAGTACAGCCGATAATAGACCTATCATTTTGCTGCCCTTTCGTTTGACACAGGCGGGTGAACGCCGTTGTGCATTTTTTTCAGTGATGCAGTTTCGGCTTTCAAGTACGCAATGTCTGATTGCATCACAGCAGAAACCATATGATCTCGGCGTAGGTTCTCGGGTGATGACATCTGTGCGAGGATATTCAGGCGTTGCTCCTGCTTTTCTGCGCTCGTATCCAGCGAATCGATACGCCGATCTAAACCACGAAGCCGCTTCTCTATGTCCTGTAACTGTTCTATCACCGTAGCTAATTTTTGACGTACGATGGCCGCAGCCGAAACCACTGATACCAGCATCCCTGCCAGTGTCAGGATCATCCGGGCGTCCAGCTCCATTTTATTTTCGGAACGCTGCAAATAGCAGCGCAGCTATAACCACACCAAGTAGCATCACTTCACCGTAAGAGAGCATTATTGCTTGCGACATTTCTCGACCCACCTTTGCACGGTTTGAGTTTCGTAGATGCGAATGATCGACCAGATTAAAGAAGCCAAAGCCGCCGCAGCGGGGAGCCATTCGACCAGCGTGGCAAGCACGACGGTGATGCTGCTCAGATCGACGATGGTTTTGGCGTGGTCGTTCATCAGTCGAGTTCCGGCCAATCGTACAAGATGCCGGATTTGGTTATCGTACCGTCATCTTCGACCGTATACGTCAGGAACAGCGCAGCTACTGCATCTGTGTCTTCGGCGTTAGTGATAGCCGTCTCCATGTCTGTGGCTTTAGCCCGGATTGCATCGCGCCATGTCTGGATATTAGCGGGTACTGCTACAGCAGTGTCAACAAAACGAACCAATGCCCAATCGGTTTGAGACAGGAGTGACCCCTGTTGTGACCGTACCTCTGCAATCAAGCTCGACTTGACGCCTAACGTAACCACCTGAACACCGTCGTCATCCAGAAGCGGATCGCCGTTTTCATCGACTTCGTTTACGTCAGTTAAGCTCTTAGCTGTTTTGGAGATCGTCACACCGTCAGCTTCATAGCCCCATGTGTATAGACGACTATCCGGCGGCGTCTCTGGTGTAACTTCGGTTAGCCCTGCCGCTTCTTTATCCGCAGCAGACCAGATATGCCAATTTTTAGGGTGCGTGACCCCGTTATCGTCAGTCCACGACTTGTGTTCGCGGATGGTTTTACTGCCGTATTTCCACATAATCTTATCCTATCTTGCTGTCGCTGGTGCTACGCCGTCACCGCCGAATGGATTTTCTGCGAAGGCCATGTATATAATCGTTTGACCTGAACCATTTATGCCAGTGTTTCTTACTTTGAAACCGTTGCTTAGAAAATCAGTAGATGAACCCGTATCTGGTGCTGATTCTGCATTTGCTAGTTCTGCAAAGAATTGCGTATTAACAACATTTGCACCGGGTACAGCCGCTCTATCAACGTCCAACATATACCAACGAGTGCCTGAAGATGTTGACTTAAACATAATCCATTTTGGTTTAAAGCCGGTATAAACAAAAGGACCATCTGCCGATCCATTGCCCGTGTAACTCCCGAAGCTGCTATAGCCGGGAATTTCTGCGAAGCAGTACACAACGTAGTCTCGACCCGTTGCATTAACTTGCGTTTCGTTGCCCAGAGTAAACACTGAACTTGTCGGCGCAGTGTCATTCCATCGGTTACTAGCCGTAAAGGCACCGTCAGTTGTAAAGTACAGAAACTTTGTCGGTCCTATTGCTTCGTTATAAATAACCCAGTTTTCTGCAACATCCCTATCTTTAAGGATCATCATCTTAGGAACTGCACCAAGGCCATGACCTACAGTTGCTCCTGATGTAGAGTTGCCAACGTAAGTAACTATACTAAAGCCAGCCGTTGTGTTGGCCGACGCTGTTGACGTAATGCTGCCATCAGTGTTGCTGCTGCCAGAGCCGTTAGCTGCCCACTGCCAGCCGACGTAGGTGGCTGAACTGGTGTTATATGAACCATCAGTGCCAACGGTGAAACCAGCAGACCCGAATGTGGTTAGTCCCTGTGCCACTGTTTCTTCAGTACCAGTATCGTTTGAACTAATTTCCTTGGTGACACCACGAACTGCATCAGTAAGCACATGTTCCGTAGCACCCGACCGTCCTTTGATCCATACGAGATCAGGGGCGAAGGTCGAGTTGCCAGACTGGCTGACTGCTTGCGACGAACCCGTACCCGTATAAAGCGTAGGCTGGAAATACGCCGACCCATCTGTGATCGATGGGGTGGCAAGGTTGGCGGTGGATAGTGCGTTGAAGCCGGTGGGTGGGGCATTGGTATAAGCAGATTGACCACAGTTTATTGTAACATTTCCGCCAGTAAACTGTGCTGCAAAACAAATGTCTCCACTCAATCCCGAAAAATCTGGGGTAGTTCCAGCAGCAGGATCACCCCCACTTAGAAAAGTACCGTCATTATCTCGAAACCAAACCTTGCCATTGTCCATATCAAGAGCAATACCAATAACATCGCTTGCAGAAAAATCTGTGTAATTTGCGGCGTTTGAACCGTTGTTCCAAGTCCGGGCAAGACCATCAATCCCCCACTCATAAGAGCGTTGCCCTATGTAAGCATCTGTCAAAGACACTTGGGTAATATCAACAACGCCCCAAGTCTGACTGCCGGTTGCAGCACTAATCGTAAATTCTGCATACCACTTCCCAGAATTTACAGCGAAAGTAGATGTAGTTCGTTGTGCGCCTGACGCAGTGTAGTTTAGATTGCCATCGGATAGCGTAGCGGAGGAATTTGTTTTCAGGGGATTCCAAGTGCAGAAATTATCAGTCGGCGTATCGCCCATCTGGTCTGTGGTGGCTAGTCCGGTGCTGGTGAAATCATTGGAATTGCCTGAGAAATCCTCACCCAGATCACTGGCTGTTGCGCCTGTGATGTAGAAGCCGTTGGTTCCGTAACCTGCGGCATTTGTGTATTCAATCGGCACCCACACGCCGTCGTCGTTGGTTTCACCGAAGTCAGTAGCTGCCAACGCAGTGCCGTCGATGAAGTTAATTTCGGCAAGGTAACCATCAAAAACGTATGTCGTTTCACCGCCGTTATAGTTGAGATTTCCAATCCGATGGTGAGAGTAACTGCTGCTATTCCATTGACTATTTGCCCCACTTGAAACGGAACCTGTAATGCTAAAATCCGTTTGCCGTTCACCGTTGACATACAGACGCATCCTATCTGAGGCAGTTCCGTTAGTGGTGTCCCAGACTATGACAACGTGATACCAAGCTGACGTATCCCTAGCTAATGCAGTCGTTCTCCACTCTTGCCCTGCAATATAGACGTCAAACGAACCACCGGCAGCGGCATCATTAAAATTTAATGGAGCATCGTAGGCTGTTGATCCCGCACTTGCTGTGTACACAGGAAACCACTGGTTGTTAACACTACTGGTGTATCTTCCACGTTTGATCCAACCCGATAATGTCCATGTAGTTAAAGAGCCGGACGAAGATACTGTTCGTGCAAGTCTTGCCGAGTCGTTGTCCGAAAACCGGATCGACTGATCAATCTCGTAGCCAGCACCCCCAGCGTTAGCCAGCCATTGTGAGCCAAACATAGTCATCAGGCGAACGCCAACTGTGGTGCGCCTAGCTGAATACTGCCCGAAGCCTTGACGAAGTACGGAACCACATCGATTGCATTGGCTGCGGTACTAAGTGTGATTCCTGCGCCAGCAGGGCTTTCGTAGTCCGTTCCAAGGCTGAGAGTTCTTCCGCCCGTACCATCTTGAATAAACACGAACACTCCAGCTTGGCCTACAGACTCCGTAGAAGGATTAGCCAAGGTCACGTTACCCGTAAGAGTAAGCACAAAGTTCTGATGGGCCGAGAAGTCAATCGTCACACTACCTGTGTTTGACGTGTCAGTGTCCGTCTCTGCAAGGATAATCTTGCCACCCGTAAACTTACCCGCAACCGTTACATCTGTTGTTCCGGTAGGAATCTCAATTACGTCGGCATCGGCATCGTTCTTGATTGTGACATCGTTAGTAGAACCCTGCCCCGTAAGGATGAGACCCTCCGCAGCGGTGTAACCAATCGCGGCGTTGTCACCAGCGGCGGTGTCCCCATCCGGTTCAAAAGTAGCCGCCGTAGCTACACCAACGACATCCAAGCCACCGGCCATTGTAACGTTTTGTGTTCCCGTAGGGATTTCAATTACATCAGCGTCCGCGTCGTTCTTAATAGTCACATCGTTGGTGCTGCCTTGCCCGGTAAGGATCAAACCCTCCGCAGCGGTGTAACCTACAGCAGCGGCGTCCCCGGCAGAGGTGTCTCCATCTGGCTGAAAGTTAGCTCCCGTTACATCGCCCGTAGCGTCAAGAGTGGTAAAAGCACCCGCAGCAGGCGTTGAACCGCCGATAGCGGCATTGTCTATAGTGCCGCCATTTATATCTGCTGTCGTAAGCACAGCGCTACTAATCGTAAATACGCCTGTGCTGTTAGCAATTGACCCTGAAGCCGTGCCATCTTTGGCCTTAATATTTGTAACTTCAAGATTCGTTGTATCTATGGTGGTGGCGTCAACAATATCGGTCTGACAAGACTCTACGTTAGTACCATCACAGAATAAGAAAGAGGTAGACCCGTTAGCGACTGCTACTCCCGTACCACTAGCGGTTTTTAGTGTGACTACCTGCCCGGAGATATTTTTGAGGATGTATAGTTTTGTGGCTGCAGGACAAATAATAGTAGCTGCACCAGAAGGATTACCCGCACCATCATCATCCGCAACGAGAACAGCACAACGGGATTCTGACGTAGTGCCGTCTGCACTTGTGAGTGTGTGACTATTAGTTGACCATGAGTTAATAGTAGCTAGTCCAGCAACAGCCTGCTCTACCATAGAAGTTATGTTGTTATTTACAACATCGCCCCACGAACCACTAAGCTCGCCCTGTACAGGCAACGCCAACTTAAGGATAGATGTATATTGAGTTGTCATGTTGTACGCTCCATACCTTCGCTACTGTATATTAACTTATATAGTATTAAAATCTACTGGCATTTTATCATGCCGCTATTTCTACCCAATCCGGTGTTTGATCTGACGATACGTTTTGCCAGTTAGGGTTTTGTGTAGGGTCTACAGCCTGCCAATTAGGGTTTTGTGTAGGATCTATATCTTGCCATATTAGTACTGTACCAGAATTACCAGTAGCCGACAAACCACTTACTACAACTACGTTTTTGGTAGTGATCGATACTGTACCAACAGAACCGGTAACTGCTAAGCCCGCTACAGGCACATCCGAGCCTGCGTCTACCACAGCGGAACCAACTGAACCGGTAGCTGCTACGCCTGTAACTGCTATAGCTTGATCGGTTTGCACTGAAACAGAGCCAACCGCACCGGTAGCTGCTAAGCCTGTTACCGGTATATCGGAGGCAGTGTCTACTGTAACTGTACCAACTGCACCAGTGGCGGCTACGCCTGTAACTGCTATAGCTTGATCGGTTTGTACCGAAACTGATCCTACAGAAGTTGTAGCCGCTACGCCGGTTACAGATACGTCCGAAGCTGCGTCTACTGTAACTGTACCAACTGCACCAGTGGCCGCTAGGCCCGCTACAGATACGTCCGAAGCTGCGTCTACTGTGACAGAGCCAACTGCACCAGTGGCCGCTACGCCTGTAACAGATACATCCGAAGCTGCGTCTACTGTAACTGTACCAACTGCACCAGTGGCTGCTAAGCCCGCTACAGATACGTCCGAAGCTGCGTCTACTGTAACTGTACCAACTGCACCAGTGGCCGCTAAGCCTGTAACAGCAAGAACTTGATCGGTTTGCACTGAAACAGAGCCAACTGCACCAGTGGCCGCTACGCCTGTTACGGGTACGTCCGAAGCTGCGTCTACTGTGACAGAGCCAACTGCACCAGTGGCCGCTAAGCCCGCTACAGATACGTCCGAAGCTGCGTCTACTGTAACTGTACCAACTGCACCAGTGGCTGCTACGCCTGTTACGGGTATGTCCGAAGCTGCGTCTACTGTAACTGTACCAACTGCACCAGTGGCCGCTAAGCCCGCTACAGATACGTCCGAAGCTGCGTCTACTGTAACTGTACCAACTGCACCAGTGGCTGCTAAGCCCGCTACAGATACGTCCGAAGCTGCGTCTACTGTGACAGAGCCAACTGCACCAGTGGCTGCTAAGCCCGTTACAGATACGTCCGAAGCTGCGTCTACTGTAACTGTACCAACTGCACCAGTGGCTGCTAAGCCCGCTACAGATACGTCCGAAGCTGCGTCTACTGTAACTGTACCAACTGCACCAGTGGCCGCTAGGCCGGTTACGGATATATCCGAAGCTGCGTCTACTGTAACTGTACCAACTGCACCAGTGGCCGCTACGCCTGTAACAGATACATTCGAAGCTGCGTCTACTGTAACTGTACCAACTGCACCAGTGGCCGCTAGGCCCGCTACAGATACGTCCGAAGCTGCGTCTACTGTGACAGAGCCAACTGCACTTGTTGCCGCTACGCCTGTAACAGCAAGAACCTGATCGGTTTGTACCGAGGCAGAACCAACTTCACTCGTAGCGGAGACACCGGATACAACTACAAGTAAGCCTGTTTTTACATCGATAGTACCAACTGCACCAGTGGCCGCTACGCCTGTAACAGATACATTCGAAGCTGCGTCTACTGTAACTGTACCAACTGCACCAGTGGCCGCTAGGCCCGCTACAGATACGTCCGAAGCTGCGTCTACTG